AACTTGTTGATTAACCCATTCTTGTAGGGTCATTAATTGTTCGGTTGTTTGGGCGCATTGCTCGGCAACAAGTAATACGTTATGGGTTTCTCCATTAATTGTGATGGTGGCGTTGGGATCGGAGGACACGACACCGCTACGGGAGTTGAGCATCCCAATATAGAAAGTATGGATGCTAGTAAGGCGAGCTTCGTAAGTTTGCTTAATGTTTTCATTAATTATTTCCTGTTCCTTGATCTTGGCATCCGTTTCTGCCTGTTGTTTTTCTGCAACAATTTTGACTTGATCTCTAAAGTCAGCAAAGCGCAGATGCTCCACATAAAAGCCAGCCCCAAAACCGCCCAAAACCAAAGCCAAATAAATGTAGATTTGTCCACCGATACCGCCTAGTAATTTAAGTAAAAAGCTCATTGTGGCTCTGCACCACTCATGTGTTTACCAGCTACCGCAGCAGCTCCTGAACCCGATACGATGCCCAAAGCACCAGCTAGTTCAGTAAGGCTAATTTCTTTGCCAGAATAAATAAGATAGATTGCTGCGCCTGCAACAACAAAAAAACCTAACATCCACGCCCACCGAGCAATATCGTGAGTCTGATTGTCTTTGCCGGTAAGAATATGGGTAAAGATTTCGCTCATTTTTTATTCAAAAATACATCAACGATAATAGTAATAAAACCACCGACTACCGATGCTACGCCCATCAATGCCCATAATGATCCTTTTGAGCGTTCTGCCATAGCCAAAAGTTGTTTGATGTCATTACGCATCTCAGCCATTTCTTTTTCCATAGCCTCAACCTTTTGCCACATTACGCCTATTTTCATTGGGTCAATATCAGACATCTTAATTTCCATTACGTTTTCTGTATAAAAGCTAGTGAATAATAAAGCGGTTGATTTGTGCCTGAATTTGACATTACACCACTATTAACAAAACCACCGGTAGAACCTACTGCATAATTATTACCTGATCCAACGATAAAAGAATCTCTTAAATCGGGCGTGCCATTAGAGCCGTTACAAATAACGTAACCATTAGGAATAGAACCAATAGAGCCTGACCACATAATAATTGCGCCAGCAGGAACTGTTGTGCCTGTGCTTGAAGCATTGGGAATAGGATAGATATTGTCGTAGGTTTGAATGACGGCATTAGTAGAGTCTGCCAAAACAAACTTATAAGAATAGCTAGAGGTTAGCCAAATCTCATAAGGTGGCCGACCATCCGTACCTAAAACAATAGGATTGGTATTAGCAACAGCACCTGTGGAATCTGTATAAGTAGCTAAAGCGGTACTTGATCCAGCTTGATAAGTATATAAATAACCGCCTGATAGGGGTAATCCAGTTGTAGTAAGGAATTGAAATCCGTTACCAATGGGTGATAGTAGAACTGACATTATTCTTTTCCTATTTCGTTTAATCTAAATTTTTCTTTTTTCTTACCAACACCAGCACCAGGCTCAAGAGTTTCTTTAATGTCTTTAGCGTTCTTAACATTAAAATACATTTCAGCAGCAGTTTTTAAACCTGGAATATTACGTTCCAAAGCTGTAGTTGCCATTTGTTTAGCAATTCCCATAGCCCCTGGAACAGTATTTGCCGTGCTTACAAAATGTCCTTCAGGTTGTGCTTTTACTAGTCTAGCAATTTCAGCAATTTTTCTTAATTTTTGGGCTTGTTCTGCGCCAAATAAAGGATCTAATTTTTGGTTTAAATCTAAGTTTTCAATATATTTGGCAAAATTATTGCTTGCAAAATTTCCACTTGCATCTAAGGAATTGCGATTAATAAAATCCATAGTTCCCGATCTAAGATGCGCTAAAGCCACAGGATTATCTTGTAAAAGTTGAATTGAATTAGCAAAATCTGCATTTTTAGAATCTAATACAAACTTTCTAATAAAATCTTTTGTATCAGCCGATTCATTAACCACTTTGTTATAGAGGTCGTTATCTCTTTCTAAATCAAAATCAGCCTTAGCACGGCTTCGTGCCTCATCGGCTAATTGTTTTAATTCAGCAGAAGCACCAGGCATTGGTAAATTTTCTAATTCTTGTCGAACTAAAGACAAAGCATTTACAGCGTTTCCATCCTCTGCTCTTTGCGCTTTTCTTGTTTCTCTAGCAATTTGAGTTCTTAAATTCTCAAATTGATTAAAATTCATTTCTTTGCCTTTGGCATAAGCATCTACTTTAGCTTTAATAGAAGAAGGCAAAAATTCTGTATCATCACCAACCTCTAATGCTGCTCTGGCGTTTTCTCCAAAAGTTTTGGCATCAACAGGAAATTTACCGCCATTCGCTTCTTCAAGGGATTTATAAGCAGATTGCGTTGCCTCATGGTTTGCTTTTTGTATTGATTTAACTTGATCAATAATTCCTTCTGAATCGGCTACGTGGCTTGTTGTATTGACTAAATCGCCAGCAGCTTCATCTTTCATTAATTCAGCATTTTTAAGTAATGCTTTATTTTGTTGGTTAAAACGTTCAACTAATGGCTCTTTAAATCCACGTTCATTCCGTTCACGACTAATTAATGTTGGGTCTTGTAGGGCTTGACCTTTAGTAAGCAACACCGGCTCAGGCAATGAATCTGCTAACATTGCATGATTAAGTGCTTTAGGACTAAAAATAGGATCTGCTGGATCAATATTTTTTAATGCTTCTTTAAGCTGTGGGCTTGCTTGTGCAATCGCAGCATCTAGCATAGATTTATTGGTTGTTTGCGCTGCGCCAACATCTTTATATGATTCAGGGACTGCTTCAACAGTTACTTTTGCATTAGGTTCAATGCCCATAGCTCTTTGTGTATCTTCCATAGCTTTAGGAAGTTTTTTAACAGCACCAGCAATTCTTATTCCACCTTCCGTGGCAGGAATGGTTGCTAAGTTGGCAAAGTATTGAACATCCTCTTTTGGCATACCAGTTTTTTCAGAAATATAATCAGCACCTTTATCTAGATTTTTGCCAATATATTTCATTATTTGCCCAAGTCCTTCGTTTTGATAAACGGGATCTTCGGTAATGCCTAAGAATTTACCTAATGGTTTGTCAACATAGCTAACCAATTTATCACTAATTTCTTTGGCTTTTGCAGGGCCAACAAAAGGTCTAATGACTGGATAACCTAAAAGTTGTTCTGCTGCGGGAATAATGTTGCCGATTGTTTCATCAAATAAAGCTGCTGCTCCTTTGGCAAGATTTGTTCCTGTGCCTTTAGTTGCAATAGCTTCGGCAGTTTTTAATGCACCTTTTACAGATGGTGTTTTAAATAAAGGTTCAGAAGGAGTTTGTAATCCCTCTAATAATTGTTGTGGCTCAAATTCTTGCGTGTCCGATGGAGCAGCAGGAATAGAAGTTAGTAGATCGGATGGGTCGTATTCAACAACCTGGTTTTCTCCACTCATTGCTGTCCATTTACAAGTTTAAGTAACTCTTGACGTTGTTGTTCGAGCTGTTTTCTTTTTTCTAAAGGAACGCTACCCATTTCTTTATTGAGCAATTCTAAATCAGCTTTATCTAATCTGATTTTTGCAGGATCTTCTCCCACGACAGAAATGTATCTCATTAAATTAGGGTTAGCAGCATATTGAGAAAACTTACTATTAAAATCAGCTACTTTTCCATAGTTTGGATTAATTGCATTACCGCCATTATGTATAGTTCCTTTGGCTTGCAAATCTTGGGTAGTAACCCATTGCTGATCCCTGCGAACTAAATCTAATAATGCTTCTTTTTTAAGTGCCAAAGAACCATAAGCTGTTTTTTTATTTTCCGCATCAGCATCTGATTTAGGGCTTAAATTTTGAATACGTTGTTGTAATAATTTGTTTAATTCTTGTTCTTTAGGGGACAGATTGGCGTAATTTGTTTTACCAGCCAAATAACTAGCTACCGCACCAGTATCAACAGTAGGATCTTTTAATAAACCAATAATGCTTCCATTAATGTTTTTAATGGTAGGAATATGTCCATATTGGCTATTGACATTGTTGTATTGATCTTGCGCTTTTAAATATGAACCTTGAGTTTGTTGAACCCGTGCGCCAAAATTTTCAGGAGATTCGTTAGGCTGTTGTGTAAGCTGACCTGTTGGTTGAGCCATAGCTTGACCTTGAGGCATACCTTGAGGTCTAGCTTGAGGTGCAGGTAAAGTCATCCCTGATACGGGCGCACCGCCAGCCCCTTGAACATTTACAGAACCTGCTGGAACTGGGCCTTGATTATACATTTGCACACCAGGGGCATTTCCACCACCCATAACATAAGGTGCTTTGGTGATCTGATTTGTAACCACTTGTGGAGCTAAAGCATTAGGCGCATAGCCAATTTGTTGACCCATTTCGCCAGGTCTGCCTGACAATAAAGCTGTACCAGCACCTTGACCAATTTGAATAGGCTGTCTAGTTTGTGTAGCATAACGCTCTGCAACAGGAGTGCCAGCCGATACGCTTTGACGCAAAAATCCAACAAAATCTTGAGGTCTTGTTTGTGCTAATTGCATCAATTTAGCGGTATTTTGATAAACCGCAGGCTTTGCTTCATCTCCCAAAGCATCCATAGCTTGATCGCCAATGTCAGAAATAGCTCTTTGAACTTTTCTTTGTAATACAGGATTGCTTGGATCTTGTGCCAAAGCGTTAACATCTTCATTTTCAGCTAATGAATTAAACAAATTACGTCTTAACTGATTGCCTTCTAAAGTTGCTTTAGATTTTTTGGTTTTCGCTTCTGCAATCGTGGCTTCAATTTCTGGTCGAAGCGTAGCAGACTTTTTAGTTAAATCTAAAAGAGAATTAAGATTGGTTAGCCCTTGACCTAGATCCGGTGCTTTTGCGGATAAACCTACTGATTCAGCCATATATTATCCTTGAGGTTGTCCTGCTGCAATAGCTGCATTAATTAATGCAGAAGTTCCATAAGCGTTTGCGCCTGCGTTTGCAGCTCCTACTACTCCACCACCTAATGCAGTTCCCGCAGCAGCTTGTTGTGTGCCAATGTTGCCACCAAACTGAGATGCGCCTGTAGCTTGATTAGAAGCTGCGCCTTGACCCAATCCAGCAATCGCACCCAAGCGGTTATAGATATTGGAGTTTTGAGTCTGATAGTTGTTAAATGCGTTTTGGTAAGCACCTTGAGCATAGTTCTGAGCGTAGTTTTGTGCGCCCTGAATAGCGTTACCACCTACTAAACCACCAGTAGCGTTTAATTGGTTGTTTAAAGAACCTAAGCCTTGCTGTAATTGGAACTGATAATTAGGGGCTAATTGCTGAGTTAGGCTTTGATTATTAAATTGAGTTGTAAGACTTCCATAATCTTGTGCGCTAGTATTACCGCTAATACCTAATAGATCAGACAGGTTGCCTACAGCTTGCTGACCAATTTGACGATATGGGGCATTTTGCTGAGTCAGCGTATTAAACATATTTTGCTGAGTCTGCGCTGCTTGATTTGCAGCATTAGCTTGCAATGCAGAACCGCCTAATGCACCAATACCGCTTAAAGCACCACTTAAAAGCTGATTAGATGATAAGTTTTTAAGAGCAGCAGATAATTGATTTGATGCAGCAGAGCCACCAGCAGAGCCAGGAGCACCAGCAACTTTGCCAGGTGCGCCTTTACCACCACCGCCACCTTTAGAGCTACCACCACCTGCACCACCACCTTTACCGCCACCAAGCGATCCACCAACTTGTCCTGCGCCTGGAATTCCTGTGGCTTTACCAGCAGCAGTTCCTACAATACCGCCTTTGCCGCCACCACCACCGCCACCACCGCCTCCACCTCCGTAGATACGACCTCCGCAAACCTTATTCTGTGTGACAGAATCCCCTAAAGTTTCTCCGAGTGCGTAAAGTTGGCGTTTTGAATAATACATAGTTTGTCCTAATCGAGCAATTTCGTAAAATGCTTTTCAATAAATTTATAGCCTAAATGTTCAAATATCTTGGTGTGATCTAAATGAACCTTACAGCTAATATTAATTCTGTTAACTCCATGTTCTTTAAGGGCTTTTTCAGCTTCCTTAAACAAATTTAATCCAATTCTGCCTTGTCTTTGATCTTTTCTAATGAAATAGACATCTTCCATAGCAGTCAAACAATCCCAATAATGCAGGTGTCGATATACAAAATAGATGATGTAACCTATTAGTTCACCATCTTTTCGGCAAGTTAAACAAAATAAATCGCCTGAATCTTGTAACTCCAAATACCTGTCATAATTCGGGTTTAATCCAAAAACCTTCGTTACGCTTAATTCTTGGTAATGATCGTCTAAAAGAGCTTTCATTTCCTCGAAAAAGTCACCAAATCTTTCTTCTCTATATTCAACCATACACACCCCCTTTTTTACCTACTACAAATTATAATACGGAACCTTGTAATTTTGACCATTTACTGTAACGTTTATGAACCCAACAGGGTTAGCTGGTAAAGTAGCCGATCCTGATGAAGCCGTGCTTGCAGAGCTAAAATTTAATAAATTTAGAAAAAACTGTTGCCACGCCCGTGTAGGCCGTTTCGTTGTAGCATCTAAAAACTCAGCTTGCGGATAAGGGTTGTTTTGAGTCGATGACCAGATTCCATTAGCCATTAGTTTTCTCCAACGCTAGATTTTAAGTTTGCCGACACAATCACCGCTTTTACAGGATCGGTCATTACAACTTCATAGATTCTGTCCCGTGCTGTGCCTAATCTGCGCCAAATTGCACGATTTTTATACTTTCCTTGCTGACCAATCGGTATCCAATATTCACGACTCCAAGTAGAGCCTCCATCGTTTGACCAACGTAGCATAGCTTGTGGGTTTGTAAATGTGCTTGTGCTGTTGACGTTTGTAGCCGTGCCAATAATATAAATACCCAAAGCTGGAATTGAATATGTTTGAGTCGGTGGAATTACTAGATTTGTGCCGATATATGTGCCAGATGATATAAATGTGCCACCAATACCCACGCCAGGCTGGAACTGAAGCTGTAATTCGTCAAAGTATTCACGCTGTAAATCAGCAACTAAATGAGGGCATCTACGAACCCTACGGATGGTATCTCCGTCATCGGTGTAATTATTAGGGTCTAGCTCGTAAATCTTGCCGTTTTGCCAATCGCCAACCAAAACCATGCCTTGAAACAAAGCTAAGCAGTTTCCACGATGGCGGTGATAAACGTTATTGCTATCCACCCATAGCCATTTATGCCACATTTGGGTAGAAACGTCATAAGCCCAAGTTAAATCTAAGCTAGGGAACGATACGACATAAACTTCGTGACCTTCTAATTGATAAGTCCAAGCAATCGCATCGTCAACCTTTTGATTGACTAAAGTGTTCTCAACAGCATGGGTAGAGATGCGGGTAGGTATATACCCTTGCATCATCATAATTTGGGCTTGACCACGAATATTACGGCTGACATAAGCAAACGAATTGCCTAAACGAGCTACCGAGAACTTAGCCACAATACCATGCTGTGTGTTTGTGCCGGGAACACGTTGGAATGGGAATGGGAAAGCTCCCACATCAACCCAAACTTCGCTTGAGTTTTCGCCCAATAAATAGACTTCTCGATGATCTACGATTAAAGATACAAGATTATCAGGCGATCCATCTTTAGATGAAAAGGATAGGGCGGGCGTAATAGGACTTAAAGTATTAGATGCAGCCCATTGCTGTGTGCCAGGATCGTTGTAAACAAAGTAGTTATCTACAATATCAACGACATCTGCGCCATTAAAAGCACCATCGGTATTCGGAATCTGCGTAAAGTTCAAAGCATACATTTGCTCTGAGCTAATCGTGTAAGACTTATTAATGTAATAAGCCGACCCCGCAGTAGCGATTTGCGTAATCATCGTTTGATCTGAAACGCCTGTGCCAACAATGGTTTGACCTAAATACAGGGTCACAGATGGGCTTACAGACAGTTGATGATAGACAGTAGCTCCTACAGTAACATCGGCAATAGAGCCTTGAAAACTAATCGTATTTGAAGCATATAGTTGCGTAGAAGCAACAGTTTGGGACTTATTTACAGTCCAAGTAGTGCCTGAACCTGACAAAATGACAGTTTCATTACTTACGCCAATACCATAAAGGGCTTGTCCGACTGCAAGCGTACCAGAATACGTACGACTAATTGTTAGGGTTGTCCCTGATATAGAACCTTGAACAGTCGCTGCGGTTGGGTTATTAATTCTCCATGTGTAGCGATAAGCTCCGTCAACGATATAGACGTTGATTCCGTTATCTGTAATGCCTACGTGACCCGATGAAGTATTGAGCTGACCGACAATCGTTGGAGTGAGGTTTGATGTCAAAACATAAACATAAGGCCCACAAACGGCAACCATCTGCTGACCACCGCTTACTGTTCTCATGCCCCTAACTTCTTGAGCATTAGGCAGAACGACTTGAGTGGTTAATCCGGGCGTGGGATATAAAGCAATAACGCCCCGACTATCAGGGCCTTTATTCGGATCAACTTCAGGTCGCCAATTAATTAATTCTTGGGCATCTTGAAAGATTGAAGGTGCTTCGTAAGACGGGCCAACAAAACCAAAATCGGGCATTATTTGACATCCTTGTAGGCTTCACCATTACGAATTCTGCGAATGGTAGATTCTCCAACACCATATTGGCGAGCTAATTTTGCAATATTTCTATATCCTAATGCAGCACGGATTTCATGAACTTCATTATCAGTTAAAACACGTTTAGCAAAAACAGGTTTGCCAGATTTTGCTTGACTCATTTTTTGTTTGGATTCTTCTGAAACTTTTTTGCCTAATTTATTTTTGTTGCCAACTTGAGAATGTGACATTTTTTGCCGAGATTCTTCGGTATGTTTTTTCCCCTTAAAAGTCATTCCCCAAGTTAAAGACCCACGATTATTACCTTTTAACTTAGATTTATGTTCTTCTGTGTGTTTATAACCAGATACACCTTCACCGCCATCAGTATGGTTTACTAATTGAATACCACGTCTGCGGTAAACATCAATAGCTTCCATTTCGGCAAGAAAAGCTAATTCTTCATCTAAATTTTGTGCAATATATTCGGCAACAAATCCATGCTTGGCAACTACACGATGCCAATATTGATTGCGACCTTTGCTTTGGTTTAAACGTGTGCCTTTGCCCTTGCCAACATAAAATATTTCGTTGGTATCAGCTTTGCGGTGTTGATATATATAAAATGTCATGGGCTAATTATACACCACTCAAGATCAAACCTTAGCGGAAGAAGCCCCCCGAAAGTATCCAACCTGCATCACGCTGGCGAGAAGCCAACATTGCATCTGCAAAACGTGCTGACTGAACTGGCTTCATATTAATTCGTTTAACTGTTGCTTTTGATTGAGCAGCGTATTGCTGAATCATTTGTATTTGTACGGGCGAGGCTTTGCCATACATAGGCATTAAACGCTCTGCTAAACACCATCTTAAAGCCATAGAATAGCCCTGTGGCAAAATAATAGGATCGTTTAGGGTTGTATAACCTTGAAAGAGATTATCTGTAAAGATGTGCATTTCGCCCTGTGAAGGGTTGGGCCATACATAGATGTTGCCCAATGACTCGCTTGGCTGATAGTAAAGAGCTTTAGGCCACGGGCCGTTCAAAGTCTTTAAACCAATCATTTCGTATTCTTCAACCGCTAAAACTGCGATTGGGTAATCCAAACCACCATTGACAATAGGAACGCCATTAGAGTTTGTATTGATACGAACAAAGGCAGAATCTATTGATAATGGGCGTTGATAGTATAGATTGATGGTTGTAGAAGCGACAGTTTGATTAATGTTTAGCTGATATGTGCCAGCTTCATTGACGTTGTTTCCTGCGCCTGTAAGCATAGCGACAATCTTTGTACCATTTGTAATACCTGTGCCACTAAGCGTCTGACCTACGTTTACTGCGCCTGATGATATACCCGTAATAGTCAGAATATTGCCTGAAATTGAGCCTGTGACGATTGCGCCAATTTGACCACCTGGGCCGATAGTATATTGAGTCTGTCCGGGAACGATAGGAAACACAATCTCATTCTTATAGAACACCATCATTTCTTCGTTTGACCATTGATCTACAAGGTCATTAAGCATATCAAAAGCATCTTGAGCAGCTTCAGGGGTTGGGGTTTCTCCAGCTTCTAAAGCTCCAATATCTTTTAATGCTCTTGAAATGATGTCTATTGGCTGTGTCATAATTAAATCTCAGGTTTAAATACTTGTGGTTGCCACGGAGGAATGACTTTATTTTCCATAGCCTCTAACTGCTCTTGTAATCTAGCGGTAATATGGCATTGACCATCTTTTACTGCCTCGCCCTCAATCCAACCAGCTACCATTTCTTCGGTAACTTGGTCAAATGGCACTTTTGCAGTTGGGCAGTCAAAATACCAATTACCCTCAGTTTCTACTGATTTATCTTCGCTTGATGCGGTGACATGATAACGAGCATGGGTAATCACGCCATCTTTAGCAGAAACTTCTAAGATTTTCCAAGTAAACATTATTTAGCGATTGCTGCTGTAAAAGGGGTTAAGTCATTAGAGCCGTAATACTCAGCACCTTTAGCTACTTGAATCTCTAAATGCTCTTTATTACGAGTAATGACATCAGCCCATTCTGCGTCTGTGCCTTTCCAATCAACAGGTTTTCCTGCATTGATAAGGTTTACAGAATCCATAGCTGCTTTATAGTCTTGTGCTACTTGTTGGTCGTGGGTTAGTTCCATTTTTATGCTCCTAATTTAGCTTTGAGTGCGGTTACTTCTGCGGATAGTTCTTTTACTGCGTTGATTAAATGCCATGTAATATTTGTGGTATCTACAGACATAACACCAGTAGATTCGGTTTTTACACAGTCTGGTAATACTAAAGCAAGCTCTTGAGCGATTGCGCCAAGTTGGATACCTTGAATATCAATAGCTTGTTCTTTTGGCAAATCGGTTACTTCATCTGCTGTGCGGTATTCAAAATTGCGAACTTGAATTGCGTTGATTGCAGAAAGACCTACTGTGTTATCTACGATGTTCTTTTTAAGTCTTTGGTCAGAAGTAATAGACCATGCAGCAGAGTTATTACCTTGATAAACACCACCATTACCAGCATTAATAAATCCTGTATTTGTTCCTTTTCCTGTTACTGTTCCAGCAGCAATAACTATTTCATTGTTTACAGATGCAGAAGAAGCACTTACATAAGCACCAAGATAAGTGTTACTACTTCCTGTGGTTATATTATTACCACAATTAAATCCAAAAGCAGTATTGTTTGAACCAGTTGTATTATTAAACAAAGTTCCTACACCGCCACTATATGAACCAAAAGCAGAATTGTAGTTACCAGTTGTATTGTTATACAAAGAAGCGTAACCAAATGCAGCATTACTGCTTCCTGAAGTATTAGCTGATAACGCTTGAACACCAAAACCAGAGTTGCTACCACCAGTTGTATTTGTTGTCATTGCTTGATAACCAACAGCAGTATTATTTCCTGTGTTGTTGTTATATAAAGCCTGATAACCTATTGCTGTGTTAGAACTTGCAGTGCTATTTGTATAACCAGCTTGAAAACCAAAAGCAGTTATGTTTCCTGTTGTATTACTATACCCAGCTTGATAACCTACTGCGGTGTTATTAGATGCTGTGGTGTTATTATTTAAAGCATTTACACCAATAGCGGTATTGCTATTGCCTGTTGATGTCAGATATAAAGAAGCATAACCCAAAGAAGTGTTGCCAGCACCAGTTGTCATTGTTGGTGATGAGTTCCAGCCAATAGCCGTATTTTGATTTCCTGATGTGTTATTTCCTAAAGAGCCAACGCCAAAAGTTGTATTACTAGAAACAGCACCACCACCCTTACCAACAGTAAGACCTGATATAGAAGCGTCATTAGCTAAAGTTAAGCTAGTGCCGTTAAAGGTCATGTTGGCAGACGATGTTTCTAAACCGCCTGTGGTTGCATAAATAACTTGAGTAGCAGTTAGGCCTGTGTTGGTAATGCTAGTAAATTTACCTGTGCTTGGGGTTGTTCCACCAATAGCAGGAGGAGAAGCTAAATAAGTGCTAAATCCTGTTCCTGATACTGTTGAGCTTGCAGAAAGGGTCGTAAAAGCACCAGAGTTAGGTGTTCCTGAGCCAATAGTGCCAGGGGCAGTATAAGCAGAAGAAGCCAACATGGTATTGGTAACTGTGCCTGTATCGCCTGTGGTTACAAGATTGCCGTTTACAGCAGGAATATTTAATGAAAAGTTGGAGCTAGGATTAGGGCCAACTAGGGCTACCTGACCGCCTGCTGTTGCTTGAAAGACTAATTGACCCATGATTTTTCCTTATGGTGCTATATAAATTACAGAGCCTGTGCTTAAAGCTCCTGTTGATGGATTGTATTTTAGCGTAGATGACGCTGTTTTTAAAGCCTCATTACCACCTGTAGCACTTACAAAAGTGGGGTAAAAGTTAGCATTAGTGCTGGTATCGGCTGTAGCCACGTTATTGGCATTAGTCGCTGTTGTGGCTGATGTCGCTGTTGTAGCGGTTGCAGCATTACCGCCAATCGAAAGACTTAACGCTGTGCCTGTTAATCCTGTGCCTGCGCCACTAAACGATGTAGCACTCAAAACACCTGTATTTGGCACAAAACTGAGCTTAGTAGAGCTAGTGGTCGCTGCGTTATTGCCACTAGAATTTAACGATAAAACAGGGTAATAAGTTGACGCAGAACTTGTATTGTCTGTAATGGCAATATTGGTAGCGTTGGTCGCTGTAGTCGCAGTTGTAGCCGAACTTGCCGAACCGCTAATATTGACCGCTAATGAAGTAATTGATCCGCTTGCCGAGTTTAACGGAACTGCGGTAGTGCCAATATAAAGCGAAGAATTGCCTAAAACACCACTAGGGATTGTTCCTGACAAATTACCAGCAGTAAGGCTGGTTAGACTTGCTCCTGAACCGCTAAACCCTGTAGCCGTAAATACGCCAGTAGAAGGGTTATATTGGAGCTTAGTAGAGCTTGTATATTCTGTTGATAGGTTTCCGCTTGTTTGGTTAGCAAACAAAGGATAACGAGTGCTATTTGTAGTGGTGTCATCGGTTACAGTCGCATAAGAAGTAGGAGTAGTCCAAGTAGGAGTTCCTGTTCCTGCTGAAGTCAAAACTTGACCTGTCGTTCCAGCAGCCGTAAATCCTGTAGTGCTAGGTGCAGATTGCCACGGAATTGCCCCTGCTACACCGCCTGCCAAATTAGTAGAAGTTGTTGCGGTTGATGCTGATCCTACTGAAAGGGTGCTTTGAGCTACATATTGCGGTGCAGTAGCCCCAGCAGTTAAAACATAGTTTGTAGTGCCTAATGATAAAGAGGTCGTTGTGCTTGCGCCAGATTGGTATAAAAGCGAGCCTGTTGCCCCACCAGCTACGTTTGTTGCTGTTGTAGCACTAGAAACTGCGCCACTTACGATAGACCCTAAAATTGAGGTAATCCAACTAGGATTTGAGTAGCTACCTGTCGTATAAACGCCATTCGTAACTGTTCCAGCGTTGCCAGAGATTGAAATTCCCCAAGTTCCACTTGCGCCTGTTCCTGTTGTGCTAGGTGCGCCAATCGTGTTATATGAAACAGTTAACGCTGATGCCCCATTAAAAGTTGACCCACTAGCCGAACCAGAGCCACTATTGTTAAAAGTTACGCTATTTGTAACTGATCCTGCACTTGTTGCAGATGTTGCAGTCGCAGCATTTCCACCAATGCTTAGTCCTGATGCTGTTCCGGTAAGCCCGCTACCTGATCCACTAAAAAAAGAAGTAGCAGTAATAGTAGTACCAGTAATTGCGGCAGCAGAAGAACCGCCAATAGTAGTGCCATTGATCGAGCCTCCTGTAATTGCCACATTGTTAGCGTTTTGCGTTGACATCGTGCCAAGACCGCTAACTTGCGTATTAGAAATAGCAATAGATGTCGTAGTTGCGCTAGTGATTTGCCCTTGAGCATTTACGGCTATAACAGGAACTGCGCTCGCAGAACCATAAGTAGAGGCAGAAACGCCTGTATTGGTAATGCTAAATGTATTTGACGCTAGAGTTAACCCTGTTCCAGCAAAATAAGTAGCTGATCCTGAGAACTGAACCCAAGTAATTGGGGTTGTGCCGATTGTGCCAGCATCAGATGAGGTGCATACCCATCCAGTATCGGCTTGTGAGCCATTTAAAACGACTGTATAAGCCCCTGGCACTTCTGCCCATACATCCATATCAACTGCACGAGTCCAAGCCCCTGACGAGGCTATATAAATGCCGTTATCAGGGGTGTTGGTTTGATTCTTAACAAGGACTCGATTGCCTGCAAGGGTTGTATAACCATCAATCGTCTGTAAACCTGATAGCGTAATGTTGCTTAATGTGGCGCATTTAACGGCTGCTTTAGGACTTAGCCCTTGAGCTACTGTATCTACATACAGCTTATTGGCAATATCGGTCGTACCTGTAGGACTTGTTGCAATCTGCCCTGTAGTCGCTGAAACATTAGTAAAAACACCCGTAGATGGGGTTGTAGCACCAATAGTCGTGCTATCAATCGTGCTATTGGTAATGGTTAACCCTGATTGAACAGGGTTTATTGAAGCGTAAAAAGGCTGACCTTGACCTATAAAGGTATTAAAAGACCCATCTAGGTTAAAGTAAGCCTGAACAGGCAGTAAATTCTGATCCTGCGTTAAAGCTGGCCCTGTAGCCATAATCTACCTTTAATAGGCGATACAGTTAACTAAAACTACATCTCCAGCAGACATATTAGCAGCAGCACCTGTTGTAACAGAATAGCTAGTAAATGTGACTGAAGTGGTTGTGCTTCCTGTTAATTGCAAAAATAAGCTATTTCCATTGGTTACATCAGCAGCAAAAGCCAACCAACCATTAGGGGCAGTAGGCAAAGTAATTGTGCCGTTTGCTGCGCCACCTGTGCCAACTACAATTTTGAAACAAAATGTATTAGATGCAGTAATTGTTGGGCTTGTACCAAATCCACTAGAAATAGTAGGAAGGGTAGTAGAAGCGACTAGATTATTGCCAATAGACAAGCTACTTGCATTATATGGAGCATATAAAGCATTGCCTGCTTGACCAAAAAGACCCAAGCAGTTGCCATTGGCATCATATTCAGCTTGAACTGGTAATAAATTGATAACTGAACTGCTTGCAACGCCTGGGTTTGCCATAATTTTTCCTTAGTTCTGATCTACCATTGGCAACACATATAGTGTGCCACTTGTTCCAATCGCTGTAATTGCAAAACTTGGGGGAACTGCCAAAACTGTAGGCTGGGACATTGCTACGCCCAATACAAAGCTCTGACTGCTTGATCCGCCCGATGGCAATACGGCTGCTGGTGCTGTTGTCGTTGTTCCTGCAATAGCAGGAGTAATCGTAATAGCAACAGGGCTAGAGCCAGTATTTAAAAAGCCACAAAAGTTCGCTTGATCGTTCCCGTTAGGGGTAATCGTCACAGAAGTAGAAGAAGTGCCACTAACGCTAATAGCCGTTGTAGGGCCTACAAAACGATATGCTGATACGTTAGCCATGTTTAATCCTTAAGCTGCGTTAGTTGGGAGGATTGTGCCTTCTAAACGATCACAAGCAAGGATATATGTGCCAACAAAAGGAGTCAAAGCAGAAGTGCTTGCGTTAACAAATTGCATAGACAATACGTTTGCAGCAGAAACCCAAGTATTAGCTATTGTAATTCCAGTTGTTTGTGCGCCAGCAGAAGTTGCGCTAATTGCATCATTTACAGCTAGACCAGGAATAGTAAAGGTCTGAACGGCAGTAGAAGAAGCTGATACTGAAGTTGGGGTTAAAGATGGATAAACGAGGAAGTTATAAAGAATATTTCCACGTGCTGGAGTTGTTTGAAATGACATAGTTTTTCCTTTGCAAAGGGGGTGTGTTGTAAATCTACAACTATTTTACATTGTTTTCTAGACTTCTCAAGTAATTTCCCATGCTTCCTTTGTAAGATTTGTA